TGTTGATTAGACAAGTGCCTCTGTGTTTGTTTGTTGCCATTAAGATTTAATTTAAGTTAAATTATACGAATGAACCTGGATATGTTGGTACACCAGCAGCACCTTGATTACCATAAATCAATGCTCCCGTACCCGTTAATGATCCACTAAAGCTAACGGGTTGCTCTGCCTCTGCACTCTCTTCTAGAGAGGCTATGTAAGCATAACCATACCAATAATTACCTTCTTTACCCCAAGCAACTTTTAATTTTGCTCTTTGGGAGAAATATGTCCATAAAGGTAGTAAGTTCATGTTGGTCTGATCTACACCAGCAGCAGATGCGGTTAAGGTTAAATCTAACAATGCCTCAAAATCCATTGTCCAACTCTTCTGTCCAGCTATGATCTCTGACCAACCACTTGAGTCCTTATTAGAGGCATCGGGTAAGTCAGCCGAAATAGATAAACTCGCTGATTTTGATAAGGCTACGGCAATCCATGTGTCAGCATCCGCTGATGCATCATTGTTTGCTATATATAATGTTAGTTCTGTTCCGTTAATTGCTGGCATTTTTCTATATTTTACTCAAAGATAAATAAAAAAAAATATATTATCACGAAGTAACTCCCGTAATGCTAAATTCAGCATTATAAAACATCACTCCTTCGTTATTTGCGACTAATTCGTAATTATTTACTCTACAATTTCCACTAAAAATAACATCACTAGAATTGTTTATTATTTCAAACTTAACTTTCTCACCACTTATCAATAAATCATCTAAAGTAGTTGATGGGTTTGGCTCAATAGCACCATCCTCCCAATCCACATTAAATAATTGCCAATAATAATCTGTTGTATCCCACGTTTGACGATCTCTGTCTAAGAAAAGTAATCCCTCTGCTGAGAAGTTGCCCGAACGATAACCCATCATTACTTCCTTCCATGCTGAAACACCCGACAATCGTAAAGCCTCATCCCATTTTGTTGCAGCAGACTCCCAATTTAAATCTGCTGATTCCCAATAGTAGCTTTCACCAAAAATAGTTTCTTCGGGTATCTTATAAGATGCATCAACCGCATCCCCATTAAATTCAAGAGAATGAGATTTTGAAAATAAAAGTTTATCATTATCAATATATAAAGCGAAGGATGTCCCATTAACCATCACTTATCACGTTTGCCTCAAACACTAATATTTTAGTAAAATATTCGTATTGCCCATCATCATCATCTAAATACCGTTGGGTAGTCTGTTTAAATATATACATTGTGTCAGTACCAAAATCTGATGTTGGATTCCTTCCTCTTATCTGCTGGAGTATTAAATTGGATATATCATCGCAATCATCTTGTCCTCCATAGTTTAATGGGTATTTGGTGTGTACTTGGACTTGCACCTCATACACACCCCCAAATCTATCTTTCAACGGATCGTCAACCAATCCCGTTGCTTGTACAACAATGAAGGGATATGTAGTTTGGTCTGTAGCTTTAGCCACTACGGGGACTGCACTAGCATCATAGATTATATTATCATCTAATAATCCATAAATATATGCCCTTACATCTTTAGTACTATCATTCATATTCTTCTAAACCGTCTAGATATTTATCAAAGAGAACCAAAAAACTTGGCTTTATCCTAAGATGCTTTATATCCTTTATGTTGATTTTATCCTTAATTACACTAAACTCATCTGATTTAGTATAGAAGTCGTTCAAATCCTTATTTACAGAGGCTATAACGTCTTCGTTTGTCTCGGATAGTGTTAGTGTACCATTCTCCTCTAAAGTGCCGTAAACCTCAAGCATTTGCTTCTTAGCATCTACCATTGATTGTGAATCTGATTCCATCTTCTTTATTGCCTTATTTAATAAATAAGTTAAATCAAATCCCACGCCTTCTTGTGAAGATTCTATTGCATTAGTTAGAAGAATTAATCCTTTGTGATAATCCTCCGCTTCCTTAAATGTGATTGTTTTGTTTTCAAACATTCTGTATTTGTTTTAATTAATAATATTCAAAGATAAATAATATTATGCTGATGCGTCTACACTAGCGTCTACTGATTCACCACTTGCTTCTTCTGACACCTCTTCTACCGCGTCTACTGATGGATCAACCCAATCACCAACAATCACTAGGTTTAAATCCTCTGCAATAATATCGTAAACGTAGTCATCTGAAACACCCCAAGCCTCGTATTGCTCACCACTAATACTGAGGTTATCATTTGCTACTGGATAACCTTCTTCTGTTAAAAGTTGCCAATAAAAAGAGGCTGCTTGTCCTAAAGTTACACTTGTACCTTGTGCTTGTAATTTAACGGCAGTTTTGGTTGTTCCATTCTGCCATACGTCTAATGGTTCTATTTCTTTCATAATTCTAGTGTTTCAATTCTACTTTTTAAATCTTCTATGATGGTTTGTTGTTCTTGGATTGCTTTAATCATTGGAGCAATTAATTGTGAGTAAGTCATTCCGTGAAAATCATCGTACTTTTCAGTTTTTTGTATATCTAAACCTCCAAAATCATTTTTATTAATTCCGTGTTTTTCTAAAGTTTCAGCAAACTCTTGAGCAATTAAACCTTGATGATTCCTTTCATCTTTTATGTTTTCATATCCTTGTAGCCTTTTGCAATTTTTCCATTTATAACTAATAGGATTTAAATCATTAATAAAATCTAAACCTAATTTAATTGTTTTTATTTCTGTTTTTTCTCTAATATCCGATGTTTGAATTGAGCCGTTTACTGCATATACCGCTATCCATCTGTTAGTACTTAAACCCATATAAGCATCGGCATCAGTATTGGGTTGTATACGCACGGTAGTTGATGCGCTTGAAGGAACTAGTGTGAATGAACCCCCAACGTTAAAACTACCCGTCGATGAGATGTTTAGTCTTTCACCTCCATTTGTACGAATTGATATTGCATTTGCACCATTTGCTCTTAAGTGCAAAGTTGATCCCGTGCAATAAACGCCATCATATTTGAAACCCGTATAGACTCCCGTTCCTGCCGATGCGGTAGTACCAACTCGCACACCTTCAATTTGATTCACATAAATTCTCTCACTAAAAGTAGCAGCACCCGTTGATGCGATGGTGAGGCGTGCAATTGGTCCTCCTACCGTTACGTCTTCAGAGGTACTAAAAATTAAATTTCCCGCTTTTCCCACAGTTTTACCACTTACGCTTTCTGTTATGGTTTGTATTGCTGAATAATAATTTGCATCCGTACTTGTTCCGATTCCAATTCTTCCAACATAATATGTTGCGGCGGGTCCGCCCGTACCTAGTATTTCTAAACTAGCGAGTCTATCATTTGCACCCGTTGGTGATTGTATAGTCAAGAATCTTCGGGTTGAATCAAAACTATTGGGATTAAGAGGTGCAGTAGAACCAATACCCACATCACCCCCCGATAAGATAACCATTTTTGTGCTTCCATTTGTTAATGGATCATCAAATTTAGCATCTCCAACCCTAAATGTTAAATCACCGTAACTATCCCAAGTGTTTATTAATGCCCAATTTCTTGAAGCTACATTTGTGTTTGTTGAGGATAATCTAAGCGTACCTCCTAATGCTCCATCACCTCCATTTGTATCTATTTCCACATTCTCACTGAAAGTAGCAGCACCCAATGAATCTATACTAAGTCCTTTGTTTTGATTATGTAATTCTATTTTATCAGTGTCTTCATTATAACTTAAATATCTATATAAAGTTGCACCCGTGGACGTAGTTTTATCAAAAGTTACATAAGTTTTTCCATTAGTTGCAGCACTTCTTAATCTAAATGCACGAAATCCCGTTGCGGGAGTTGTAAATGTCGCCCAACTAGGAATACCACTTGTAGCAGCATTTGCAAATGAATATGTTCCACTACCATCTGTAGACAAAACTTGTCCAACCGTTCCATCACCTACCGCTGAAATAGCATTTGTACCATCACCTAATAAAATTCCCGTTAATGTTGTTGCTCCCGTACCTCCATTAGCAACTCCTAAAGTACCAACTTCAATAACATTCCCACTTGCATCAACTCCTAATGTCTTTGCTAATGTACCCGTGTGAGTTTCGCTACCGTAAGAAGGCATTTGTAGTTTACCATTTGAGTTTATCCATTGACGTACTACACCATCACCATCAGAAAGAACAATGTTATTATCTAATGCAGATATGTTAATTGTTGTACCACTACCATCAAAAGAACCTATTATAACATTGCTATTCCCCGTTGTCATCAGCAATCCCGAACGATGTCCTATTGCAATATTTTCTGAACCCGTAGTATTAGCGTTTAATGAATGTGTTCCTACAGAAGTATTCTTATCTCCTAACGTATTGCTATATAATACTTGATTACCAATAGAAACATTATATGAACCCGTATCATTATTATACAAAGATTCATGCCCTATAGCGGAATTAGAAATTCCCGAAGTATTATTTTGCAACGAACGATTTCCAAAAGCAACATTTTGTTGCCCATCTGTAATATTAATAAGATTATTTAACCCAAATCCCACATTATTTACTCCGCTTGCATCAGCAATATTTCCTCCTCCAATGTTATAATTATCTTTTAGTAATGGAGTAGAATTGGGTTGATATAAAGTAATAGTACCATCAGTTGCTATTAATAGATTTGGTGATGCAGTAGCCGTGTTAGTTCCATCACCTAATAAAATACCCGTTGGTAAGTTTGGCGATGCATTTGTCCTAAATGCTCCTAGCACCGTTAATGCTCCTCCATTACCTCCTTTAATTACCTTACCTATCTTTTGTATTAAATTGGCTACTCCCGTTGGTGCAGTAGTAACTAATGCTCCAGCAGTTGTAGCACTTACATACAAATCATCACCCGTTGCAAAACTACCAAGCAATGTGCCTAATCCCGTTAATTCTCCGCTAGTAATACATTCACCTATATCATCTTCAGCAATGTTATTCTTAATTATACCTAAAGCAGCCATTGTGTTGGCACTATCAGCCTTTGCCTTGCTTACTTCGGGATTGTCACCCGTTCCTCCGCTTATGTATACAACATCACCCTTTGATAATGCTTCTGCTGCTTTTACTTGTTGTATTAATGCACCATCTATGTCACCAATAAAGCTAGGTGATGTAACACTAGTAGTAAAATTTGCAGTTGTACCCGTTACCGCAGCATCAAATGTTGTGCTACCAAATGTATTCCCACTAGCATCACTTAATATGGCTATTGAGGTTGTGT